ATGTACAGTTACCACTATCTTGGAATATTGCAATTTTTTCTTCTAGATTTTTTATACGGTCGCTATATTCGCTATCATTACCAGGCACTCTAAGTTGCTGGTTAAGATCCTCGAAATATTCATTAAATATCTCAAGTTGAACCTGAGCTGCTGTTCTGTTAAATTCATCTGGAGTTAGGTAGCCTCGTTGCTCTTTATTAATAATTAATAAAACAGTTCTATAAACTGTATTTACATTTATCGCCATACTATATCTTTATTATAATATTAAGGCGGTAACCAAAGCTACCGCCTATATATTAATATTACGTATTATTTTAATTTTTTATCTATAGACTTAAAGACTTCTATACCTTCATCTGTTTTAAAGAATGCCGCCATAGCTGAGTATGGGTTTTCATCAAATGGTACCGTCATCAATTTTCTATTATTCTCACCCCAATGGAATGTTCTATTGTCATGTGATAATTTTATGATATTTGCCTCTACTGCTCTAATAGCAATGTTTCGAAGCTGCACATTATCATCATTTGCTAACTCTATAAATAAAGAAGGATTATTCCTTGCTAACAATAACAAATCTCTTTTTATTTCTTTAGAGCTCATCTTATTTACTCTAGACCCAACCTCAACTCTAACTATAGATTCCGCTTGGTCAATGTCCATTTCTAAAGCTGCGTTCAATGCCATTACTTCCAACTCAATATCTTCTAATTCGTCTTCGGCTTCTAATGAAGGATCAAACTCTGTATATCTAATATTTAATCCAGGATGGTAAAGCGACAATAGTTTTTGTAGGTTTTGTTTTTCTTTAGGTACATTCAATACGCCATTCTCAAAGATGATATGCCCTAATGTAACTTGACCTTTTTGTTGTGATACTAGTGGAGAATTCTGGTTAGTTGCATAACGCAATTCTTCTTGATCTCCGGTTTCTTTATTAAACCACAATAAAGGATACCTTAAAGAGTGCTTGCTCTGTAGGGTATAGGTTAAAGGGGCGTGACTATCCGCTATAGTGTAAGTCCTATCCTTTATTACCCATGTGTCTTTTAATGTTTTTGGTTTTGGTTCTTTGTGTACAACTGTTTCTTCTACAGTCATTACATCATTCTCATCTAATTCTAATTCTTTTTTTGTTGCTGGTTTTGTTGCCATAATATAATATAATTTAATAAATTTTTAAAAGGTAATAATTACCCCCACTAGTTCAGCAGGGGTAATATCACCATATTTGTTATACAGAAGCTGTAAATAACACGAAGTTATTAGCTCCTTGAGTAACTAAACATCTCTCAGACAAGAAGTGTACTTGCATTGCATCAAGATCAGAAGTATAAGCACCTCCAACAGATCCAGTAATCCAAGATTTCATTCTTCTATCGTCAGCTTGATTAGCTCTATAACGAACGTGTAAGAATGGTCTACGGATGTTTGTACCTAATTGTTGGTCATATACAGTCGATGTACCAGCTGGAACAAGCAATCCATCAATAGATGTAGTAGCCATACCTCCACGAGTAGATGCATCATTCAAGTATTTCCAATCAGTTTTGTAGAAATCATAAGATCCTCTTCTGAAACCAGAGAAACCTAAGTTCAAAGCCATTTGCTCAGAGTTTTCAAATAAACCATAAGCAACACCACCAGCGGCGCCAGAAGATAAAGAAGCTAGCATATCGTCAAACTCCAATGAAGTAGCGCGGTTTAAGAATAACATGTTCTCCTCAATAGCTCCTTGAGTATCCAAGTTTTTCAAGATTGAATCAAAGTCATTGATACCTGAAGCAGCAGAGAAGTTATTTACAACATTACCTCTTTCTCTAACAGCAGAGAAAAGACCTTGAGTACCTTTAATATTATTACCACTTAATAGAGTAGAACCACCAGAAACTAATTCGCCTTCGATTACAGACATCTCTAAGTAGTCCTCAAAACGTAATCTTGTTTCAGATTCTGCTTTCAAATACCATAAGTATCCAGAAGCTCCATCCTCAGTAGCAACCTCAACCCATCCGATTTGTGCAGTGTCAGAACCAGAAATTTGGTATCTTTCTTTAACGATAATAGGTGAATTGCTGTATTGAGTAAATGAAGGAGTAACTGAATTTAAAGTAGCATCAGTTGTGCCTTTAGCGAATTCAGATCCATAAACAAAGATTTTAAGGTCTGTTGCAGAAGCAAAGTTTACAACGTTACCAGCTCCAGTAGTTAAATCTAACTGAGTATACGGCTTAACGGTGATAATTGCTGGTGTAACATTCGCTGCAGTTGAAGCTGTAACATAAACTTTAAGCTCCTTACCTGTTGAAGGACTCATTACTACCAATGTTTGTCCAACAGAAATAACATTTTGTACAAAGTTTGGACCAGGAGTACTAGCTGCTGTAAAAGATAAAGTTGTAGCAGAAGCACAAGTTACGTTAGTGTAAGCAATGTGTAATCTATTTTGTTCAGACCAAACTACTTGATCAGAAGACATTGGCATCTCAGCTCCTACCATACGTAAGAAACCAGATAAAGTTCTATTACCATAACGCTCAATTTCTTGCTCGTAAATTTCTGGTAAATATTGTTGTGCGAAGTCATTAGTACCATTTGTAAAGTTCAAATAGTTTGTTTCTAATGCTTGCTGTTTTTGAGACGGTTTAATTGAACCGAATGAAGGCGTTACATTTGCCATAGTGTTTTAATTTTTAATTGTTAAAATTTTTTTGTTTGAATCTTCAGTTTAGAAGAATCTTGACCGCTTATAGATTTAACTCTAAGTCCATTGATGAAGGGCTCGCTAGCAACTCTAGGAGCGTCTAAACTAGGATTTTTTGAATTGCTTACTACTTGTTTAACAGCATCGGCTTTTCCTTGTTCATAAAAATGAGCGGCGATTTTGTCAGCGTTCATCGCTGAATACAAAGCTTTGTGATAACCAGGCGCATCTGCTACATTTCCTTCTTTATCTAGAAACTTTCCGATAAAGGATTGTATATTTGACTGGGTTTCGGCAACTTGAGATGGATTCTGAACATTGTATCTAAATTTTTTTTCTCCTAAGTTAAACTCAAAACCTTTGAATTCGTTGTTGAAAAGATTAGATGTTTGTTTTTTAAACGCCTCTTGTTGTTGAGCTACTTTGTTTTGCTCGGTATTATATCTATTGAAAAAATCAACAGCTTTTTGTTGTTCTGCATTGACTCCGGGTCTCGCCTTGATCTCCGCATAATATTTTTGTTTAGCTTCATCTAAGAAAGTCTTTGCTTTCGAAATTTCTTCCTTAAATGCTAATTTCTTTAATTTAATCTCTCTTTCATCATCGATATCCTCATCAAAGAAGAATCTGTCTTCTAACAAGAACTCAATTTCCTCAGCATCCAAATGTGGTTTAGCACTCTTGTAATACTCCTTTAACAATGCCACATTACTTATATTTGAGTAATCTGCATTTAATCTTACGTAATCCTCAATAGTTCCACCAGTTTCTTGCATAAATGAAACTAATTTCTCTATATTATCGGGTAATTGTATATTGTTATTCTCTTGCTCTTGAACGTGAAACTGTAATTCATTCTTTACATCTTCAATTTCTTTTTTTATTTCTTGTTCAACGATTTCTTCAATAACATTTTCAACGGGCCTTTCGTCTCCTTCGACCACTTCTTGCAATCCCACTTCGGACTGTTTATCGCGTAACATGCTTTCATCTGTTGTTTGCTCTTGAATGGCATCTGTTTCTTCTTTAGGAATTACTACTCTTGTTATTTCTTCGTACTTTGCAGTTAAATCAACCTTAATTGGTTCTTCTGTTTTATTTAACTTTTTTACAGTAGGTTTTTTTGTTTTTAATTTAAAATCCCCCTCTTGTTTTACTTCTTGTGACATAATATAATAATATAAAATTGGTTAATAGGTTTATTCCATTTGTAACAATCCCCCTAAATCACTCATTAAGTTTGCAGCGTCATTTTGGAAATCTTTTGGTAAAGAATCGTTTTTACGCTGATCTATTAATTCTGATTGTTGTGTGGCTTGTAGTTTTGTTCTTTCGTCTTTTCTATCTTCTAGTTGGTTAAACTTACTCATATCAGCCTGTACCTTTAATTGAGCCAGCTGCATATTGTAATTAAACTCTTCTGCTAGTAGTTGTTTTTTAATCTGAGCTTCAGTTTGCATCTCTTGAATCCTGAATTGTGTTTTAGCTTGCTCTACGCTAATTGCTTCTTGCGTTAATGCTTGTTGCTTTTGCACTTCAAACATAGCTGCCTTTTCGGCATTCTGTGCATTAGCATCGGCTTGCGCTTGAATATTTGCCAACTGTTGCTCTTGTAGTTTCTCTTGCTTTCTTTTTCTTTTTAATTTCAGTAATTGATTTGCTAATTTAAGATTTTTGACTTGTCTTATATCTATAGCATCTTCTAAATCAATACCACCATTCTGCAATGATACTTGTATGTTTTGTTCTAACTGTTGTTTTTCTTCTTCGTCAGGCTCAATCTCTAAGTAGATACCAAAGTCATGTAGGTTAAGATGCTCCATCTCTTTTAGCAC